CTTATTCATTGCCTGCTGATCTTTCTTAAATACAATATCTTTCCACAGGTCAAGTCCTCCTGTATCCATCTTTTGACCTACTCCTAAATACTTAGCTATATAGTCTAGTTTATTACTATTAAAATTAAAGTACTTTCTAGCCCATTTAAGAGTATCTATAGTCTTAGGTGAGGGCATAACATCAATACCATGTAATAGAGCTCTTGTACGTAACCATTTGAGATCAAATCTATCCCCATTATGAGCCACAATTTCATCTGCTTGAGCCACAACTTTAAGAAATGCCTTAATCATTGCCTTATCAGATTGCTTTTTGTCCCATGTTAGGAATTGTACATCATCCTCTGACTCCCATTTATAGCAGATGCAGATAATAGCTCTCTCATGAATGATGTCACCTGGATTGATTGTGAGGTTATATCCTGATCTCCAAAATATACCAACATTGAATGATGTCTCAATGTCAAAAAACAGTCTTTTTCTTACCATAGATGGTGTAAACTTAGAACAAATATTTCTCCCTCGCAAATTTAAGGAGATATGATAGCAGTAAGCCTATGCCTACCCCTACAAATAATAGACTAAGATTGCCTCTAGGTCTAGGTCTTGTAGCTTTAGCTTTAGCTTTCTCTACAATCCTATCTTTGTAGATAGTTTTTATTTTAAGTTTATATTCTCGCTTTAATTCTATTTTTGTCTTAGGCACATACACTGATTTATACTTAATGATAGTATCTTTAGTAGTGATAAACTTTTCCCATACTATACTATCATGAATAATAACAGGGATAGAATCTAAAGTTGTGATACGAATAGTATCTCCTGTCTCTTCACATTTATATCCTTTCTTAATAGCTTTATTAAGATGGTATTGTGCAGAGCAGCTGCTGAGTAGTAGTATTATAGCTAAGTATCTCATCATTCTTTTATTTCAAAGTGCATCCAATCGTAGTTCTTTTCTCTACCTAGAGATATAAATCCATGCTTATAGAAAATATTTATCATTGCCTTATACTCAGGTCTTGCAAATCTTGCAGTTTTCGATGATTCTTTGAGTAGATTTCTTGCAGGATCTAAGTCTATTGCTATCCCCCATGAGTGCATGGATAGTGATGTACCTCCCCTCATCTTTCTATAGTTGAAGCATCCACCGAATAGGTCTATCCCTAATTCCTTAATTTTATCATATCCATACTCATATAATAGCTCATTGAATACAGCAGTAAAATTGTCTGCCACTAACTTATGGCACATCATAGTATTGACTGAGCTGTCTAAGTCCCAAGCTATTCTCATAGGATAAGGTAGCTTAATCTTCACTAAATATCCTGCACCTGTTACATTAGCAGTACCATATTTAGAGGTTAATTCCCATCTAGTCATTTCAATTTGTTTAGGTCCTCCTTAATATCCTTAGCTCTAGCAAATAGTAACTTCATTGATTGCCATAAATCTATCCCTTTGACTATCTTATAATTCTCATTGATTGACATCACCTCAATACTAGATAGGACCAATGCTACTATCTTTGTGAGCATAAATGGTACACTAAAAAAAGTAAGAATGATATCATTTAGTATGAATTTGTCTATTAAAAAGAACATAATCACAGTAACCTCATAGAGTGCTAACTTGCTGATTATAGATGACAGCTTTCTGCTAGTTATTTTCTCCCCTAGCTTTTTAGCTTTCCATATACCTGTGATAGTATCAATGACAATTAATACTCCAATCATTAGCAGTATCCCACTTATTGGTAAAAAGAATGCAAAGCATATAGAGATAAGAGTCAAAAGTTCTGATTGTATAGATATTAGTAATAGTGATAGTTGTGCTTTCATTCTTCTCCCTCCATTTGTAATGCTAGAATAAAACTTAGGTAGCCTATTATACTAGCTCCTGTTAGCTTAAGATATAGAGCAGGCTCAAATACTAATGATATGCCTGTTAAGTATCCTAAACTAAATACTATAATTGATAAGACTCCTGAGTGCTTCATAGTATTAAGATTGAATTATTGTAACCATTGTTACCTGCACCTCCACATAAGCCTGTACATTCTAATAAGCCATTAGATAGACATCCACATCCATCTATCATAGGTCTAAGGTCAGTATCTCGGTTAGTAGTACCGGTGAATATTGGATACAAAGCTCTGTTCTTAAGTAAGTATCTAATCAATCTCTGCTCAAAGAATGCAGCCTTTTGTGCATAGTGTTCCATTGAGAATGCTATAGTACCTCTATCTACAGATGATGAGTTATCTCCAAATTGAGTTTGCAATCCTTTATTCTTTAGCTGTAGGGATAGACCAAAGACAGCGTCTTCTGCAGCTCTCCATGCTATAATAGGCTGTATGAATGTAACTAAAGTTTCCTCATCAGGATCTAATGTCTGATCATTGTATTTAGTTAGTAAGTCATTATAGAATGTAGTGCCTAAGATAGGCATGATTCTCAGCTGAGCTTGAGTAGCTAAGTAGGGAGTAACATTGTTTACATCTACATTAGCTGTGATGGGTGTGTTATTCTTTAAGTAGGTTTCTGTTATAAAGTAAAGCATCAGATTATAGGTGTTTGTGCGATTTGTGTTTTGCTCTTATCTCCACCTGCTACAGGAGGTAAAGATGCTAAGGCTCTAATCTCATTCTCAGTCATAGTCTCAAGTACTTTAGTAGCTACCAAAGGTGATAGACTATTAAGTGCATCATTAGTCTTAGAGGTATCTCCCTCAAGCTCTACTATTGCCTCATTTATAATTTGATAGTTATTGATTGTGAAATCTGCATCTATCTTAGCAATGAAAAGTAGCTCATTAAAGATATCTGCTACCATCTCTCTCAATGGCATTACTACATTCTTCTCAAATATGATGTAAGCCTGCTTAATATCTGAGCCATTACCTAGTGATCCTGTAGTTCTGATTCCCATAAGTATAGGATCTATAGTGTGAGAGAAACAAATCTGCTCAGTATTCAGTTGTGATGCCTCCTGGAATAGGCTATCATTACCATTAGTTGGTAGTGACTCTATCTTTGGCAGTTGGTCCTGTGAGTTAGCAAAGAATGCTACAGCTTTACCTGCATTAGCAGCACCTTTCAATCTATCAATAGTATTTCTTATCATGTTCTTCTCCTCCTCAGACTGAGGTCTTTTAGGGAACATCATAGCAAAGGATGGAAATACTGAATTTTGGATATTACTTTTAGCAAAGTAGCTAAGTTCACCTGATAAGAACGCAAAGTTAAGTGCTGAGCTATAGGAAGGGAGTGGATAGAAATCCTGACCTATGCTATCTACCTCATATACAAATAGTTGCTCATAATCTCTACAGGTAGGAGTATATCTTTTAATCTCCTGTACTCCAATCCTAGATGACCAATCATCACAGATATAGTATCTCTTACGGTCTAAGTTTACTCTAAGTTTTTCAGGTGATAGATTGACTATCTTAGTCAGCTTCATCTTATCATCAAAGCATAGCTTGAAATATACTCTATTATGTAGAATCAGTTGCTGAGTTACAGCAGGTACTACTTTTTTTATGTTTAATTTTCTCTCTAATGTATATAGCTCTAGCTTATCCTGTGGAGTTAGTCTATCTGCTACTATATTAAATCCACCTCCTACAGCTGCATTCACTTTATACCCTACAATAGACCCATGTAATGGACTAGAATAGAATATCTGATTGAGTAGCTCAGGGAATAGGTTATCCTGCCCAAATGGAATATATCCATTAGTCTGATTCCTACCATTTACATAGGGGAGAGTTAAGTTAGCACCTCCTACCTTAAGGAATGGAGTAGAGAATGATTGATATCCCTCTACAATTTCATGCTTTACTGTTTTAAAAAAGTCTTTTAATGCCATAATTATTCATAAATTGATGATACTATTGGTCCTGATACTACCATCCTGCCCTCTTCAATCACTCCTCCTGTAGAGTTAGCAATAGTTGGAGGTGTGGTATATGACTCATAGATTTGATATGTATACTGTCCTTTTACTAGTTCCAAATCTACAGGCTCATCCAATAGAAACTGATTGAATCTTTCAGGATAAGCTGAGCTATCAGCAGTGTAGAATGTAATAGGTGCAGACAGCTTGTCCATTTCATTCTGAAAAACAAATAAATAATAAGGATTAGGTATATTACTTACCTCTGTTAGTGTAAGTATAATCTGATTGACCTCATCTTTTTTAATGTATATCATATAACTATATTATACTAAGGTCAAAAAATGTTTAAAAAAAAAGCCCTAGTATTACTAGAGCTTT